CTGATAAATTAATATTTACACTTGATTTAGTAATATCTGTTTCTGCTGTATGATTAGATATACCTAGTATAAAATCACTAGCTGAATATGTCACTGATGAGCCTGATACTGATGATGTTAATGGAAATGAACAATCTGTGAGATTAACAGGAGTACCAAAACCAATAGTAATAAGGTGTATTGGTCTAATATCATTTGTCGCTAGTTCGTTCTTTACTGCTGTCGTTAGTGATCTTGTCATAATCCTCTATAATTTTTCTTGTTACTTTCATTGTATCATAAATAATCCATTTTGCATTTTTACTAGGAAACTCATTATTATTCAATTTTAAATTTTTAATATCTATATCATCAGCATTAACTATTTCTTCTGCTAATACATCAACATTTATGTAATACTTAATTTTATAGAGTTTCTTCGACATCAAATTCAAATTGATACAATAAATTTCCATCTTTATCAGCACCAGCAACACCAAATTCTTGAATATCACTTGTTAAATGAACTGTAAAAGCAACATTATCATAAGTAACAACAGAATTATCTGCTAAAGCAGTAATCAATGGTGGCTCTATTGTAACAGTAGCCGCATTTGATGAACTTGTAACATCAGAAACAACCATATAAATTTTATTGTGAGATGCAAATTTTAAAAAATCTCCAGCTTTAAATCTACCAGCACCATCTCCAGCAAAAGCATCCATAGCAATAGTTGTATCTCCTATCGCATGAACACCATTAACTAATACTGTTCCTGTTTCACTACCTCTAGCATCTTCTATTTCAGGTGGGATTATTGTAAAGTTTTCTTTACCTGATCTTTGTTTAACAATAAATGCCATTAAGTCTCCATAAACATCTGATCTTTTCGCAGTTATTATTCTTGCAGTAAAAGCAAATCTTTGATTATCAATTTGTCTTGCAAGTTTTTTACCTGATTGAGATTTAGATATAATTGTATTTTGAATTGACTTTATTCCTAAAGATTCAAAGTTTGCAGTTGATATTGGAAAAGCACCTGACATTATATTAGATTTCTACTCCCTCTTTCATTAACTGCGTTATTAATTATTTGTGTGATAGTTCCTCTGTTTCTTACTAACAGATCATCAAAACCACTTGCGTCTAAAGTGTTAATATTAAAATTAACTGTTGTTTGTCCACCACCAGTTCCTCTAGCAGATTGTGTTATTTGTCCTGTTTGATTTGGTATAAACATTTCAGCACCTCTTTCGCCTACTACAACAGGTTGACCTTTTGATACTGCACCACCTTTAGCAAATCCTAAAAAAGAAGTTGCCATACTAAATAAAGAGTTGCTACCGCCAAAATGATGTTTCATTCTATTTCTTTTTTCGTGTTCTCTTGTAATCATTTTTTCAATAGCAAGTTCTACACCTTTTCTTGCAACAATTTCTATTAATGCACTTAACACATTAACTAATAATGTTCTTGCCATATTTTTAAATGTATCTGATAATTTTTCTCCAAACACAAATGCTCTTGCAAGACCCTCTGACATTTTAGTAATTCCGCTATTAATACCCTCTGCAATAGTCATTCTTATATTTCTCATTTTATCTTCTAATGTTTTTAAACTAGTACTATTTAGTTCTCTAAATTTAGACATAGCTTTTTCTGTTGCAGTTGGTACACCAACAGATAATTCATGTTCAAAGTCGTGTATAATTTGTAAAGCTGATTCTAATGGCTCTACAAAACCATCATTAGCATCTGCACCTGAAAGTATATCGGATAATTTTTGCGTTTCTTCAACTGTATCTTTTACATTTCCTAGTAATTCTCTTATTCTTCTATTAACATCATTTACAATTAAACCTAAACCAACAATTATTTTAATTGTACCACCCAAAGCTACAAGCAATAATCCTAAAGCAGATTGTAAGTCTCTAAAATTATCTGCTAACATTTTAATACCTTTAGCGGCTGTAACTGTTGCTTGTGCTAAATTAGTTCCTATTTCAATTGCTATCTTTTCTAATTGCTCTGCATTTTTTTCTAAAAATTTATCTAAATCTCCAAATTGATTTTTTAACTCTGTGAAGAATCCAGCATCAAGTAAATTCTTTTTAAATGCAAAAACTTTATCTCCAAGCATTGACATTGTACCGCCAAATGTTCTTGCTAAATCATCTGTTGCTTTTCCAAATCTTCCATTTCTACCAAAGACATCTTCAAATGCTTGTACTGTTGATTGTATTGAAACTGTTGCACCAGCTTGAAAACCAAGCATATTTCTAACACCTTTTTCTCTAAATAAATCTGCCGCACCAATACCAGCACTAAATGATCTTTGTATTTGTTCAGCAGTTGTCCTAAAATCTAATCCTGTTACTGCCGCTACATTTCCTGTTATCTCTAACATTTTTTGTAGATCATTAGCATTGTCTGTAACAGTTGCTAAAATACCTGAACCAGCTTGTATTTCTTCAAGAGAAAATGGAACTTTAGATGCAAACTTGACCATGTTTTCAAAAGCTTTTGCACCCTCGTTAGTATCTTTAAGTAAAAATTTTAATCTAACTTGTAAATTTTCTAATTCTCTCCCTGTATTAACTAAATTCCTAATTACTAAACCAGCACCTAATCCTACAAATGCACTCTGTAAATTAAAAACAGCACCTTTAAGTTTTGATAAAGCACCTTGCACTCTGCCTAAAGCTTGTTTAGTTTTATCTCGTGCTACTATGTCTATGTTTAGTTTTTGAGTTGCCATTATTTATATTTCCTTGCTTGTGCTAGATTCTTTTCTTTATTATACTCATCTTGCTCTTTTTTCAAGTAAGCTATCCAAAGATTATAATGGCTTAAAGGCATATCTAATACCTTTTGAATTGGTATTTTAAGTCTATCAGCAACCACCAACAAAGATTGTATGTCAGGGTCGCTATTTACTTTTTTACAGATTCTTCTAGTGATGTATCTACAAGTATTTTATTTGCTATTGATGCAATAATATTTGAGTCTGCTTTTTTTTGTAAAGCTAGTTTATCAAATGGTTCAAAAGCTTTTATTAAATCGCCTTTGTCATTTTTAACCATAAGCTTCATCATTAATAAATCAACAAGAACTGTCAGGTCTTGAAAGTTACTTGATTTTTTAAAAATAATATTTTTTTGCTCTAATGTTAATGGCTCTGAATAAAAAACAGATGGATTACCATGCTCGTCTTTCCATTCAGGAACTTCAATAGTAATAGTTTGCAGAGTCTCAAAATGAGTTTTAACTCTATCAATAACTGACATATATTAATATTAAGCAGTTCCTCTTGTTAATGTTCCTGTGCCTTGAAAAGTAACTGATCTTGTAGTTATTCCATCTAATGTAACATTGACACTCATTCCCGTAACAATCCCTGAGCCTGTAAAAGTCTCATCCCCTGAAGCATTACCCTCAGGTGCTAATATAAAAGCTATTGTTGTTCCAGCAGTTAATGTCTGTTGCGGAGAATCAGTTTCATCATAACTCATTTCTAAAGTTCCTGAAAATGATGTTCTTCCAGCTACAAATGATTTAGTTGCATCTGATAATTGAGTATCTTCTACAACATCAGCAGTAGTTTCAAGTGTGTAACCAGTAAGTTCGCCTATACCAGTTCCACCAGCAGTTACTACGCCCTCTTTTCCGAAGTGTGTTGCCATTTTTTAGTTTCCTTTTTGCTTGTTGATGTATTTTCTTTTTCTTGCTTCCAACCTAAACTTATAAAACTATCAAGTTGAGTTTCATTTATAGTAATCTCATTCCCATCTTTATATAATTTAATGTCTTTAGCCATAAATCCTTTTATTCGTTTTCTTCGTCTTCGTCAATATTTTCGTCATCTTCAAAATCATTTTCTTCTTCAAAATCTTCTTCTTCGTCTATATTGTCTTCATCTTCATCTCTTAATTCTGCAAGTAAATCTTTAACTTCTTCACACATTAAACTTTCTTTATCATGCAATTTTTCTATTGAGTCTATTTTTTTTTCTATTTTATCTATAATTTTATCTTTGTTCATAATATCTCCTATGGTGTTCCTGATTGAAACTCGTAAGTACACCTAATAGTCATTCTTATACCGCCTATTGGAAACAATGTACCCTCGTCTGTTTCTACAGATATAACTTCTGTATCAAGTGCATTACCACTTCTTGTAATATCAGATTCTAAAGCAGTTTCAATAGCAGTAATTAATTCATTTCTTGATGTATCTATATTGCTTTCTGCACCTTTTACAAAGCCTAATACAAGAAAATCAATAGTACCAATTCTTGTTCTAGCACCATCACCTAATTCTTGATCTTCTCTAGTTTCTTCAGATGTTTGTACTATTACTGCTGGATATTGTTTATCTGATAACTCATCTAATTGAAAAGGTTGTCTAGTAGCTTTGATTATATCAGGACTTGATATGGCTGATATAACTGTAAGTAGATTAGATGCAATATTTTCTCGTACACTCATATTTTAAACTTTCTTAATTCTTTTTCTACAAATCTATTGAATTGCTTACTTATAATCTTTTCTGTTCTAGTATTAAAGCCAAAAAATTTTCTTTGTGGGTCAGTAGTTACTTGGTTAAAAAAAGCTTTATCTATTTCTTCTTTCCTACTAAATGCTATAGATATTTTATGTTTTCCTGTTTTTTTTACCATTGATGGAGTTAAAGCACCTAACATTCTACCACTATAAAATAAATCAACTGCTGTTGGTTTTCCCTCACTTTGAAGTAATTTTAAATATCCCTCTGAATAAGGTGCAAACTTTCTATCATTAAAATCAATACCTTTTTTTGTTTTTGTTCTAATAATATCTACTAATTGAAATCCAGCTTGTTTAACACCTTTATCAATTATTCTAGGTAATACAGCACCAAATCTTTTAAATTTAGCGGCGACTTGTTTTTGATTTGTTTTAATATTTAGATTGACAGCCATTATCTATTCAATCGTCTATATCCATGTAAAGGTTCTCTTTCATTTGTAACGATTGTTCCGTCTGCTGTGGAATCATACTCAACACCATCTTCTAGTATTGATCTAAATTCTTTATTATATTCTGACATATAATATTCACCCATTCTTTCAAATCTATCTTTTTCTGTCTCAGGTCTAAATTTAGTTAATGCTGGTAAATAGAATCTTCCTAAAAATAAATAAACACCAGCCCTTTCAAACTGATCTAAATTAACTTTTGTGTTTTCCATTTCAGCAGTATTAAGAACTGTAATATCTGTATATACATTTGTTTTATAAGTAGGAAACCATTCTATTCTTAATTGTCTAAGAATATCATTTGTAGTTTGTGCTAAAAAATTAACAGTTTCAGTTGCAGTTGTAGAAATACCAAAACTAAAAGCATCAGGTTGATATTTTAAAACATCTGATGTTGTTATAACATTTGATCCAGTAAAATTTGCCATATTAAAATACCCAAGTTAATATAATTATAACAACTATAGCAATCCCAGCCGCTACTTTAGGATTGTCTTTTGCTATTTTCCAATATTTTTTTAAATCTTTCATTTCTTTTTCCTTGTTTTTTTTTTCTTTGGTTTTAGTTGGACAACTTTATCCGTAATATCTTTTAATGTAGTTTTTTTAATTTCTTTTTTTACATCTTCAAAAGGAACAAAACCTCTTAATTTAAAATTTTCTACATTAGCTTCGTATTGTATTTTTGATCTTATAATGGTTTTTTTTCCATTTGTTAATTTTATCATTTCTTCCATAATTTTCTCCTAGTTAATATAAGGGCGATTTCTCGCCCTTATAAATATCCTATTACTGGATTGATGAGTCTGATTCAACTTCACAGCCATAAGAGTCATGTAA